GAGCGCAGGAAAGCAGAGCAGGAAAGACTACAGGTCACGAGGGCCCGGCACAAATGCCTGGATAATTTTGCAGAGGTCGTGCCATGATTCGCATCACCCACCAGACGAGAGAGCGCGTCGTCCGGCCCTGGCCGCCGTTTCGTGTGGATTTTGGGGGCAAGTACCCACATGTCAGAAAAGACGAGATATGGCAAGCAGGAAAGGCGCTGTATGCCAGGGTAAAAAATGATGCTAGATAACGAAGCAATCCGCCTCCGAGCCGAGGCGTTAGCTCGCGGCCAGGTAATAGATGCCATGTCTTTAGAATGGCTAATCATCCCCTGGGGCTCTGACTGTTGCCACGGTTGCGAGTTCTATGAGTGCGGGAAAACGATCACGGCTCATGGATTTTGCCCGATCAAGGGACGGAAAGTGAGTCCGCATTACTACTGCGATCGGTGGGAGCAGGATTGAGATGGTAATCTTCCAACTCCGGGAGCAGAAAATAGCCGCACTGGATTGCGCCACAGTCACGATTGCCCATCAGCTTGAGCGGCAGACCGAGAAGGCAATCCTCCTGGCCGTGATCCATCGCTCACCGGCAGGAGAACGGAAAGTCTGCTATTGGCTCCCAAAAAGTCAGGTCAGGCTCGACGGAGCCCAGCCGTTCGGAGAGATCAAGCTGCAGGCGTTCAAGAAGATCGAAATCCCGGATTGGCTGTGGGAGAAACGGACTCCTGCAACATAGGCCGAAAGGCTGATATACGTTTGTTGCAACATAACAGTCTATGAGAGAGTTGGGCGTCAAGCAAATTCATATCCCGTTATCTGTTGAAGAGTTCGCTGAAATCGAAAAATTGAAAGGAAAGATGACCTGGAGAGCGTTCGCCCTTCCGCGTCTGCGTTTAAAAGATGTCCCTGAAGAGCTGAAGTAATTAAGAATTGACCAGCCGAACGGTGCCACCCGTGAAGGCCGGTCTTAAAGGTGTTGTGCAATGACTCCTAAGCCCCAATACTATTTAGAGTTTGCGGAATTCGCTCGCTTGATAGTGGGTGAATTCACTTTGGCCTACGCGCGAGGGCTGGCTCCATGAGGGCCGAACTCCTGCCGACAGCCGAAGACGCCAGGCAGATCCTCATAGAGGAGCGGCTTGAGCGGCTAGAGGATCTATGCACGCGCCTGGGCCGGAAGGTCGAGCAGCTTGAGAAGGATAAGAAAGAGCTGGAAGAGAAGCTGCACGGCGTCCAAGAGCTATCCAAAGAATCATTTGGGGAGCTGAAGAACGAGATCATTTTTGATAAGAAAAGAATTACCAAGCTAGAGGATGCTCCCGAAGCTGAGTGCAAGCCAAACGAGAAGACTCAAACCCATCTGGAAAGTATCTTCAGATTGCTTGCCGCGAAAGAGGCTAACTACAGAAAGGATAGTTATGGAAAAGCCCTCCTGACTCAGTACAAGAGAGAGGGTCTATTATTATCCCAAATTTCCGGGATTTTGGGTTTATCGTCCGAGAGAGTGCGCCAGTTAGCGAAATTGGCCGCAAAGGATTCTCGTTTTAATGTCTGTTGGCACCCCAAAAAGAAGAATTCCAAGATAATCAGGCTCAGCCGGTGGGATGCTCAATATGTTTAGAATGTTTATCCCCAAATTTGGGGTTTTGGGTTCCTGGAGAGATAATGCATATGGGCCGCCATTGAGACAATTCGTATAATAGAATAAAATGCTAGAAATAAAGGACTGTAAAATACAGTTTGTATTAAGTTAGTTTGAGAAAGAGAAAAAATAAAGTGAAATGTATATAAATGAATATGTTTAAAAAAGAATAAAATTCGTGAAATGAACGGTTTTGGCCCAGTATATAAACTCCGGGCCAAAACCCAAAACCCCAAATTTGGGGATATTGCGCTAAATATCTTTAATCTGTTTGGAGGAGAGAATGACAGATCAACTAAATACCGCGTGGGAAGACATCACGGGCCGCCTTGAGGAATTATCCGATAAGCAACTCGGCAATCTGGTCCTCGTGATTCAGGAAACGTTAGCCGAGCGTGGGGGCAAGTGCGTCAAACCTGAAGAGGTGTGCCCCTAGATGAGCCAACACTCCGGCCCGAAGGGCAAGAATGCCACTGCAAAGCCTCGTAAAAAGGCCACGCAGAGCGAGATAGCTGCAAGGATCACGGCCATGAAGAAGCGTCTGGTCTTCCATCCATTCCAGAATGTCGGAGGGCGTTGAATGGCCCAGATCGAACCTTATTATCGTGAGATTGTGCGCCTCACAGCACACACTCTAATTGAATCCAAGAAGCCCAAACTCTCCGAGAAGAAGATCCAGAAACTAATCAATCTACGCGGTGGTAAGTAATGGACGCCATTTTCAGCACCCGTCCATTCTTCGTAGACGCCATCCTGTCCGGCACCAAGAAGTTTGAGCTGCGGCCCATTGCACCCTCCAAGCCCATCGAGCGCATTTGGCTTTACAGCAGCGCGCCGGTGCAGCAGGTCGTCGGCTACTTCACGCCTGGCATGATCCATCCCCCTATGCAGCGGAGGGCTTTGCTGGACTCGTTCGGGCCTGAGAACCTGATGGGCTGCCAGAAGGTCTCGGAGGCCGAGCTTGAGGGCTTCTTTGGCGACAAGCTGTGGAGGGCCATAGAGATCCTTGATCCTGTCCAGATTGAGCCGCCGATTAACCCGCGGGCCGATTTGGCGTTAGGGTACCTCTGGATGGCTCCGCAGTCTTTCAGGTATTGTGGGGCCAAAGAACAGGCAGCTCTTAGGGGGCGGGCTCCTTAATTGAATCACCACCAAGACACCTCGGAGAAGGATCTTGGCGGCATTCCTCGAAAGAGGAAACACATGGCACGGCCAGGCTCGGCTTGGCTTGGCAGGGCGAGGCGAGGTAAGGCAAGGCAATGCAAGGGCCGTCAGAAGCACCTCAGAGAAGGACTCTGGCGGCATTCCTCGAAAGAGGAAACACAGGGCTCGGCAAGGCCCGGCAGGGCTAGGCAAGGCTTGGCACGTCTATGCAATGCAAGGGTCGTTGGAAGCACCTCAGAGAAGGACTCCAACGACATTGCCCAGAAATGGGCGAAAACACCTGGCCCGGCACGGCACGGCACGGCTTGGCTGGGCACGGCAATGCAAGGGCCGTCAGAAGCACCTCAGAGAAGGACTCTGGCGGCATTCCTCGAAAGAGGATAAGAAGTAAGGTAAGGTGTTAGTGTGGCAAAAGAAATTATTGTGCAAAACATCCAGGTAGCCACTCCGGCTATGTATCACGTAAAGGTCGTGGGCGTCCAACCACTCATCATGAACAAGATGCCTGACTTTTTCAAGTCGCTTGAAGTCAAAACAAAATCCAAGCCAAAAAAGATGAGCCAGGAGGACCAGCTTCTCAGTGAGCTAGAACATTGGAAGGAGAAGGCATACGTACGGGACTCTGGTAAGCTATACATCCCTGGAGATAATATCCAGCGTTGCCTATTCCAGGGCGCACAGTATGCTAATATAAAAATCCCTGGTGCGGGCAATAAAAAATTCGCAGACGTAATTAAGTCTGCCTGCATTATTTACGATTGCGATCTGGATCGAACGGAATCCGATCTCATCCAATATCGCAGGGCCGTAAACAGGGGGTTAATGAAGCGGTCTATGGTGGGCACCATCAGGCCAATGTTAGCAAGCGGCTGGACTGGAACATTTGACATCCAGATTTTCGACGGCAGGCTCATCGATGACACCCTATCCACAATAATCACCTACGCAGGCCTCTTTAAAGGTCTCGGAGATCTGAGGCCACGTTTTGGACGATTCGAACTCAGGGGGCTTGAGATAGAATGAGCCTACGAGTAACGACACTCCAGGATGCTGTAGCCGCAATCTCGCAAATGAAACGCGGGACTGTTGTCAGTCACCTCGTGCTGGCAAACCTCCTCAAAACACACCCACAATCATCAGAATACTACCAGGCAATTGTGGATATCAAGCCCATCCTCATAAACGAACACTCCATTTTTTTAGTTTCCAAGCCAAACAAGGGCTACGAAATAAAGGCCCGTGGGCTGGAGATTAAGGTGGTCGAAAAGGAGTTCGTGAGTGGTGCTAATCGGATCATAGGGGCGGTCCAAAAGTCCAAACGCATTGACTTGGACGGCATCACAGATAACGAGCTTCGGAACCAGACAATAGAGTCTGCCAGTAAGATGCAAGCAACTGCTGCATTTCTCCGAAACTCTAACTTAGTAGCAAAAAAAGCCTCGGAACTGCCTGCAGCCAACCCAGAGCCACCTAAAAATTCTCCCGAACTCCCACCCCCAACAGATGTTGATGGGACAATCCTCTCAATGAAGCGTGATGGGTGCACAGATATCGAGGTTGCCCAACTGCTTTCACAGAAAACGGGGGTTGATTGGATTGCCCCAAATGTCGCAGTCCGATATAATCAACTATTACGAGATGGGCCCCGGCCATGAGGCCCGGACTGGCTCGCAAAATCGAGCTGGCTAAACAGAAGCGGAAAGAAGAGGAACGGAAAGAAAAAGAAGCTCGCGAGAAAAACCGGGATTATTCAGCTCGTAGGTGGTAATTCTTGAAGCACACGACAGGGCGTGGTCCCAAAAAAAAGGGCCGGGAGTTTGAGAACGAGATTGTGGCCTCGATCCTCGAAGCCTTCCCCCAGCTCAGCCCGAACGACGTTCTGGCCCGTAGCATGGGTGATCATGGGCAGGATGTCATTTTAAGCGAAGCCGCCAGAAAAGTCCTCCCGCTCGCTTTGGAGCTGAAGCGAGTCAACAGGGTTGAGAACCTGGATATGGAAAAGGCATTTTCTCAGGCAAAAGCCAACTGTCAGGCCGGCCAGGTCCCTGCTGTGGTCTATCGAGAGGACCGGCATGAGGCCATGATTGCGTTATATCTCGGAGATCTGATTCTCACATTAGCGAGCCTGGAAGACCTCTTCGTGGGGGCAAGTTTGCCTGTAGTGATGAAGTGGTCCGATTTATTAGACTTTTTGGGAGGTAAAAAATGACTCACCTCGTTATCGATATTGAAACTACACCCTGGCAGCCCGTAGAGTACGCCCAACGTTGGCCGAAGTCGAAGAAGAAGCCCGGCATCCATGCCATCTGCTCCCAGGTGGTTTGCATCGGCTTGCGGGAAAACGGCCACTCAAGCACCATAGCCCCCCCTGAGTTCGCCTCAGAGAAAGCGTGCCTGGAGTGGTTCGGCAAAGTCCTGCGGGAACACCGGAACCATGACCTCGTAGGCTTCAACAGCAAGACCTTCGACTTTCCGATCCTGCAGCTCCGGGCCATGAAGTACGGCATCAAGCTCGACCTGCCGGACAAAAGATCTCTGCGGAACCGTGATATCTTCGACGCTTTGGGTGGCAAGTGGGCCACGGATGTTAGTAGCTGCAGCCTCTCCGAGCTGGCTTATCTCCTTTACGGCGAGGGCAAGAAGACGGACGGCAAAGACGTGGCTGCCTGGTGGCTGCAGAAGGACTACGAAGCCATCAAAAGCCACTGCATAGAGGACATAGAGCTTACGGACAGAATTTATCAGGATCTCAAGGAGGTGCTGTGGTAAATGGCTCTTGACAGATCAACAGTAGCCCGGCTGCGATCGAACTACGACTATCTCAAGATGACTGAGGCTAAAGGCACGGCTTCACCGCTTGAGCTTGAAATGATGAGGGATCGCCTCGGCAAATCCCTAATACAGCATGGTGATGAAATCCTGCGGCTCCTGGAGGCTCGTCTATGAGGGGCGACGGTCGCAAGAAGTTCATGGCCCGGATGGTAGAGAATGGCCTGAAACCTGCCTGGCTGTTATCCCTGCGAACTAAGTCCCGTCCGTCAAGTGATTGTGGCCTGAAGGGCGGAAAACTCACAGGGGCCATGCGGGAACTGAAAAGCTGGGGCATCATCAAGCCCGTAGGGCTGACAAGCGACAAAGCCACCATTTGGGGGCCGGGCTGGAAATACGACCAGGCCGCGGCGATCGCGTCAGAAATGAAGCCGCGTGCGGAGGTGTTAGGGTGAGCCAGGCCGAAATCTCTGAGTGGCTGCAGAAAAATCCTGGCTGGCACAGCACCAAAGAAATAGCCAACTCCCTCGGAAAGCAGCAGAATTCTGTGGGCGATGCACTAAAGCGCCTTTCCAGGTGGGGCGAGGTATGTTCTCGAAAGAAGTCAAACGGCCTTGGAAAAGAGCATATGCTCGCGGAGGGGCAAGATGGTATCTGATAAGCTCATGCAGGAATTCATAGGGGTGCTGTCTTCGGAGCATCCTCTCTCGGTCTTGCAAATTTCGCATAAACTCCAGAAGGATAATAGCCACGTCCGCAAGGTGCTGATTGTCATGGAACGGCTAGGCTTGGTCGGACGAGTGAACCTGAATCCCGCCTTACATAAATCCAACACGAGAGGATCACAGGCTAAAATAGGGTGGGTGCTCCGGAACGAACAACGCCGGAGCATCTAGCACCGGACTATCTTTCACCTATAATTATATTTACTTTTAGGGCTATGTATTAACCCGATGGCCACACGAATGAGCAAGCTCAGGGGTAGGTCTGCTCATTCAACACGTTCTGCCCGGAAGGATTGTCGTTGGGATACTGAAATCAAACCAGTTTTTGCGACTTCCGAGGGGGATATGACCGCTTCTGAATACCTATCTCGGAAACAATTATGTGGCGACCCCAAAGAACGCTTCTCGATGTATTTAGGCAAGCCCCTAAAGTCCGTATATTCTCAAAGGTCGTGTGCCTGTGGGGGCATGATCAAGCAGCTAAATGATGGCAAAGCAGTGTGTTCAAATCCGCATTGCAGCGTCGTTTTTAATGACGGAGGGAATACAGAGGGGCTGGTATTAATCGAGAAGATCTATTCGGATGGTAAACGAGAAACAGCACCCCCACCAGGTTATAAATTAACTCACATGCCTAAATCCTTCATAAAGGCGTGTAAGGCGGCCCAGACCGGATAATCTGGTTAATATGACTACAGTATCGAGGTGCACATGGCCGACGCTGACGACAACCTGCAGGACCTCAAGCCGTCTGAGAAGCCGTTCCTGAAGGCTAACCCCCTGGTCCCACCAGAATACGGCGAAGGGCACAAGCCTCTGCCGAACCTGGCCGTAATAGTCGAGGCCGATGAGCGTAAAAAAGTCATGATGGCAAAATTCAAGAGTGAACAGGCCCTCAAAAGGCGGGAAGCGAATGCTTCCCCGGTTCCTGCGAGCGTGTCCTGTTCTGATATAGATCGCCGCACCCGCTGAGTTTCGGGGCGGCGTTTGCGATGATACCCTATATACCGGCTGCGCGCACTGAATTCCGACCGCGGGGTGAGAGTACGCGGGATAAGCGCAGCCTACAAATCACAGTCATCTTCCCGCCATCGGGAACTTGATCGCCCGATCCTACACGGGCGAAGATCCCTTGGGGCCAGACACCTCTTCTCGTTCGTTCAATCTGGCTCCATTCTCTCCTAATCACCACACAACACGCGGCCCGGACACTTCAGACGCCTATCTACCTTGCCACAACGAGGGCCGCACTTACGAGGATCGCAGGAGAAAGCCCACGATCTTTAGTCGTGGGATGAATCCGTACACTCCAGGATAAACCTTATATACCATACAAGCATATAACATCTTGGCATGGCAACAGATAGATGGACAAGGAGTAATACCACGGTCTATAATATAGGATATCACCTTATATGGTGTCCTAAGTACCGACGAAAGGTATTAGTCGGTGATGTGCAAGCACGCTTGAAGCAGCTTCTTCAAGAGAAAGCTGATAAGATCGGCGTCTCCATTGAAGAAATGCAGATTATGCCAGACCATGTTCATCTATTTGTCAAAGCGTCGCCTGTTGCTAGTCCTCATTGGATAGTACAGCAATTGAAGGGCTATACATCCCATGAACTACGAGCACAATTCAAATCTCTTAGAACGAGGTTGCCTACTCTGTGGACACGAAGCTACTATGTGGAATCCTGCGGACATATCTCAGAGGATACGGTTAAGAAATACATCGAGGAGCAAAAGAAAAAATGATCCTAACATACAAAATCAAGCATGGTAGGGACTTCTCAGATGAACTGAGAAAGGCTAAGCAAATAGCAAAGTTTGCTATCCAAACCCATAGCCTTAGCTCCAAAGATGTCAAACATATCGGCTTGAAATCGATGATTGCTAACCAGATACTCAGGAAGTATAGCCGAAGCAATACCGCAAGATCGGTTAAGAGTGTCAAATTAGCGATTCCTAACCAGGGAATCAAGGTAGACCGAGACACAAAGACCATATCAGCACCGTGTTTGAAGTTCTCCTTAAAATATGAATTCCCTGATAACTTTGAGAAGATTAATCAAATCGAAGTTGGCGAGGAATACGCCTATGTCTCAGTATCCATTCCAGAACCGGAATTGATCAAGGCTGAGAAATGGATAGGCGTTGATCGAAATACCGTAGGACATATAGCAGTGGTGTCTGATCCTGAGACAGGCAAAGTTATCAAGCTCGGAAAGTCCGCTCTCCATATCCATCAAAAGTACAAGAGCCTTCGCAAAGGACTTCAGAAGAAAGGCAAGTATGGAAAGGTCAAGCAAATCAAGGACAGGGAGAGTCGAATAGTCAAAGATATCAACCACAAGGTTTCCCGGAAGATCGTTGATACTGCTAAAGAATCTGGCAAAGGTATCAAACTTGAGGATCTAACTGGAATCAGGAACGGCAAGCATAACACAAAATCATTCCGCTATGCTAAGAACAGTTGGTCATTCTATCAACTCCAAAATCAGATAGAATACAAGGCCAAGCTGCTTGGTGTGGAAGTCGCTTATGTTGATCCAGCATATACTTCAAAATCGTGTAGTAGATGCGGACTCATCGGAGACAGGAACAAAAAGAGTTTCAAGTGTCCTCATTGTGGGCACGTTGACCATGCTGACAGTAATGCAGGATTCAATATTGCAAAACGTCCGTGCATAGGTCGATCAACCAAAGAAAGAGATTTGGTTGAAGGGAACACTGATATCCCTAAAGTTGCTCTGGCTTGAATCCAGCTAACAACAGAACCCCAGGTGCTTCAGCCCTGGGAGTATGTCAGCAATTCTGAGGATCACCAATGCCCGTCACAGATGAAGACATAATGCAGGCGTGGGCCAAAGCCGGACTTAAGCCCGACTACCTCCCTGTTAGCGAACTCCTGCAGTATGTCGAAAATACGAGGCCCCTTAACCCCAAGAAGCACCGACACAAGGACCTCGTGGCCACAAAAGGCAGCATACACACATCAGGCTACAAAGTCCCGGCTCTCCTGTGGAAGAACCCCCAGACAGGAAACGTTGAGGTCGTCATAGGCTCAGGGCGTATCCTGGCGGCTGCTGATGATGGCCTGGAAGCGTTGCCGGTCCACTGGGACACCACTATGACATCGGCCCAGGTCAAAGCTCTGAGGCTCGCAGATAATAGGCTGCCTGAAATCTCATCAGCTTATGATGATCAGATTATCATCGATACGCTCAAGGACCTGAAGCTCGCGGAACTTGATGTCGAATATCTGAAGTATGATAAGTATGAAAAGGTTTTATTAACAGATCAAGCAGCGGACGACCCGATATTCAAGAGCATTGCCCCTGATTATGAGGCATTGGTAAACGGCCCACCAGAATACTCTGGCGCGGCACGTCCTCTGCCTTTAGGCAGCGCTCCTGTAAATATTGAAAAGCCCGGAGATCTCGATAAGCCCTTCATAGAAGATCGAACTGACATTGAGCCCGTTAAAAACGGAGATCTTCAGATGGGTGACATTGTGTTCCCCTCTGATCCCGTGTGGGGAATACCGATGCTCAGCCTGAAGTATCAGGCAGAGAAGGTTACGAAGCCGGTCGTGAAATGGGGAGAGGTGGGCCGAAAAGATAAGAGCGTCCGTGGCGGCATATGGCATTTCTATGTTGGGGACGGCAAATTTGAGACGCTTTATTACAACGATCCCAGTGCCCCGATGTATGCAAATCCCTATGCAATGGTCTTACCTAACTTCAGTATTCGATCACAGACGCCTTATTCATGGGTGATGGGCCAGACGTTCAAAAAGTTCTGGTTAGGTCGATACTGGCAATCCAAGGGGTTCCGGATATTTGTGGACATGAACGTCCGCATTGACCCTGAAGAAGTGAAGCTTGTCGGCTGCCCGATAAACTTGATAGGAGTCCCGCGGGGCTTCAGAGCTTACGCCAGCCGCGGGTACAACGCCTCGGCGGATTACTTGAGAGTTGAGTACGAATGGGCCTGCAAGTGGGCTGGTTCGGACGACATCATATTTCTGGTCATTGGTGGTGGAAAAGAGGTCCAGAAGGTCTCTTCTGAAATGCAATGGACCTGGATACCTGAAAGGTTGGATTGCATCCGGTATCCTGAACTGGATGATGGCCTGGCTCCGAAAGTCCCAACTTCTGATTTTATAAATATAAAAATGTAAGAGGTGATACTTATGGTAACGTTCCGCGCTCCTGCACGTCCTGGGATTGGATCAAGCAAAGACGGTCAAAAATTCAAGGCTAATCAGGGCAGAAAGGCCCCCAACGGCAGAACCTCCAGCGGGGCTCCTAGGGCGATGTGGCCCAAGGATTAAAGGGGCTACTTCTAGCCCCATCTTCTACTGATTTTCTCCTTCTCCACCCCCACCTGTGGGGGGAGGGATACTTTCACAGGATCTACGATCCCTGACGCAACCGCAACGCGGCAATGGATACGGCGATCTGCCGCCGCCTGAATAGCAACCATCTGGAGAGCGAACGCACCCTTCGCACCTGTGAGGCGCTGCGACTGCTCTTCATTCTCTCCTTTCAGAGAGATTCTGAGGCGGACATCATTCCCCGCCGCCTTTCGTAGATCATCCAGAATCTCAGGATGGGCCCCTAGCCAAACTGCATTCGACTCGATGACTATCGTAGTGGCGCTACTGGCTTCCCTCAGCAGTCTCATGACCGCGAGGCTGTGGGCTGTAGACGCCTCCCCCAGGAAAGGCTCACAGCCTGATATCCTGAAATTCCAACAATCATGCTTCTCCGCGATAGATACTAGCTTCGCGGAGGCTTCTGCAGGCGTGCAGAAAACGCCCTTTGCGCTTTCTGGATGCTGGTTTTTCGCATAATTCCAGCATCTTCCAGCCCCTTCCCAATCGCAGAGGAGGCAGCAGCCCACGGCGTCCGCGGTACAGATTCCGCCGTAAAAACGAGCATGGCGGAACCTGTAGTACATTCTAGCATCGCCCTTCATGACGATCTTCTCCACCATTGCAGCCCTTTCCAGTGGGTCGAAAGGCACCCCTGGCATAGCCAGGTCCCTGGCAGGTTTCGCGACAGAGGCCACTTTGGGCTTCATGTTCGCGAGCATATCTTCGATAGATACTTGATTTGCAGCCATTCACAACACCTTATCATAGTACTGATTATTATTTGAAAAAACCAGGTCTCGCCCTGGAATAATATCCTATTATCCTATCATGCTATAAATAACTTGTGATAACCTGATAATATCACAAAGTATAAATAAGATAATGGGCTATTTGGGTAATATGCCTACTAAATATCCTGGAAAAATTAACCTCAATGTATCGCCTGAGGTAGCAAACGCCTTCAGAGATCAAGTCTATAAAATTCACAAATCGACCTACCAATCAGGTCAGGAGCTGGAGATTGCCCTTCGAGAGTACTTAGAGAAGCGGGGCGTTGTTATTTCGGATGGGTGTTAGGCGCCGAACAATCCGGCTATCCGGGAAGGCTCAAAGAAAGTGAAGGCAAAGCTTCAGGATAACCCCGACTGCAATATGGCTGATATCCTGTTCAAGAAATAGGGCCTACTCACAGGCAGTCTTGGCCGGCCTCGGCCTTGAGAGGCGCAGGACTGTAGCGCGGGAGGCCCGGCAGGGCCGACTCGCGGCGCTCCGGAAAAGTAACGAGTCCGAGGACGTAAAGAGACGAACGCTCTAAGAGAAAAGCACTACAAAAAAGAAGTCAAATATCCTTTCCCATTTCTCGAAAAGCCCTCTCAGCTCGATCAATCTCTTTCAGAGTCTCTAAGGGGCACTCCTCATAATCAGGCCTACCACAATCCTCAACGCACGCCTGAAAGATCCCAACGTCTGGATCTGCAGGAGCTACCAGCGCGAACTGGCAATCTAGCTGTTCGCAGGGAGGCTTCATAAGCAGCCTCCAGTCAATTCTAAATGGGCCTCTATCATCTCAGTCACTTTCACAACAGCTAAGGGCCCCTTCCTGGCTCTTACAACCTCAAATGCTGCCTCCCTCTGTGAGCGAGGAAGGCGCGAAAAGGCAGCGTGCTGCCTGGCTTCGCGATCGATATACGCAGCGAGTTTGCCTACGCTCTCCTTTTGGGTGGGGCGCACTCAATTCACCCCCATGATGGATATGCGCACTGTTGGGGCTTCTGGCATCCTGCATAGCTTGTAATCGATCTCAGCTTGTATTTTGAGCTGCAAGCTCTCCAGCTCTGTAAGGGTCATGGCTTCAAGGTCCATTTATGCCACCCCCTCAACAACGATATCCTCAACAGCTATCCCCTCATCCCTGGCGATTTGCGCCAGGATCGAAGCACGCGCGAACTCAGGGACGCGCGCCAAATTGACTTTGTGAATTGTCTTCATTATTCTCAGTCCTGCCAGGTCTCACCCTGGCATAATATCCTATTATCCTTGTATCCTATAAATAACTTGTGATAACATGATGTTATCATAAGATATAAATAGGATAGTAGGATAATAGGCCAGTATGCGAGCAATAAACCAGGATGCAAGAAAAGTCCTTGACAAGCTAACTGCAGGGCTGAATTGTGTAGGCGATCATAGAAAAATCGAAAACAGCCCCTATATGCCTCTCTCGATAGAGGTAATAGGGCGTTTTGGGCGCGATGAGGGCCTTGAGATCTCAGTATGCCATTATGGGGAACAAAATGGGGACCTCATGAGAGATCCTGAAATGATCTTCATTAAGCCTCCCAATGGCAATTATTACCCCTACTATTTCAGAAATGATTATCTTGGAAAAGAGGAGTATTCTGCAGAATTCGCCCCTGATGGCTCTGGCATCGAGAGTTATAGGCCTCGATTACAGAGGCAGCACGCGATCTTTGCAGGCCAATGGGCTGCAAACCTGAAGGAGCAGGGCTTTATTGAGGCATCAAATGCCTGGAATGCCAGGGCGCTCTTATCCAAGGAGAATGCCACAGCTGATGCTCTATGCGTGCACCTCGCCTGATAGGTGTAAGGCATGTGGAGGCAGCGTTTTATGTGCGTCGCGTGCTGCCCCACCTCAAGGAGGCTTAACCCATGCCTCCCGTGCGCGTAAACATAATTAGATAATCGTTATCAGCCTCTTCATATTTCTCTCTGTTTTTTGTATCTCATAGTAATATCTTAGAATTGCCTGCAATTCAGCCCCAATTATCTGGGAATTTCCTGCTATTATCCCTCAATTTTGGGCAGTCAATTGACTCTCGGATATAAAACGCGCCTACACATCATCATTTCCAATTATTGACAATTACCGGGTGAGATCATGGCAAAGCAAAAGGCCAACACGGGCAAGAAAAAGCCTGGGCCCAAACCCATAGAGATAGACTACGAAGCGGTTGAGTTCTTCTGCAGAAGTCAGATAAACGATACTCAACTAGCCAGGAAGCTCCACATCTCAAAGCAGGTCCTTAGCCTGCGACTCCAAAAAGACCCCAAGCTTAGGGAAGCCCGGGAGGGTGGGGCAAGTGACGGCCAGAGCATAGTCTCTGATTCCATGTTCAAGGTCATGCTTGACCGGTACATGACAATCTGCAAGGACTGCGGCAAAATCAGATTCAGCTTTGATCAGTTTTTCGAGACCTGTCCTTACTGCGACAAAGTGCACCCTCTTGACCCTCGGACTGGTCTGGATGAAAATGAGAACGACCACACAAACGTCCGGCACAAGTTCGTAAAGGGCGATACCAACGTAATGATCTTTTGGGCAAAGAATCATCTCAATATGTCTGATAAAATCACTCACAAGGGTGATGAAGAGAACCCGATTGCGTATGCCAGCCTGGCAGATCTCGCTCTAAGGGCCGCAGCCCAGAAGAAACAGAAGGACCGAGAAGCCAATGATCAAGCGGAAGGCGAAGCGTCCAGGGAAAAAGAAGAAGCGGTCTCAAAGGGCGGTTAATCCGAAAGACACAGAACTCGTCTACACAGAACTCCTGCAGCAGGACCCCGTGTGGTTCATCGAGGACGAGGTTCTTGGGTCAAGGCTTTGGGCGGATCAGAAACGCATAATTGACTCTGTCCGGGACAACTTCAAGACGGCCTGGCGCTCCTGTCACGGGATTGGAAAGTCGTTCTGCTGCGCCCGGTTAGTCTTGTGGTGGCTTTTCAGTTTTCCCTATTCTATCGTCCTTACTACCGCACCCACCTGGCGGCAGGTCGAGGACATTCTCTGGAAAGAGATCCGGTCTGCCTATAACAATAGCCAACGACCTTTAGGCGGAAACCTCGCACCATCGGCAACCCGTTTATCTGTCGCGGGTATTGAATGGGTAGCACTGGGGCTTTCGACCAACGACCCCAATAGATTCCAGGGCTATCATGCCGAGCACCTGCTTGTCATAGTCGATGAGGCGGCAGGAGTTAATGAAGACATCTTTGACGCCATCATGGGTGTGCTCACGTCCGCCCATTGCAGGCTCGTATTAATCGGCAACCCCACTGACATAGGCGGCCAGTTTCATAGGGCGTTCAAGAATCCTGAAGGCTGGAATACCGGAAAAACCGCCGCCTGGGATACACCGAACTTCACAAAGTTCGGCATAACGCGTGACGACATCCTGCAGAACACCTGGCGCCCCAAAGCCCCTCTAAGAAAAAATGCAATCAGCAAAGATGATTTTGCCTGGCCTTACCCCTGGCTCATAACTCCTAAATGGGCGTATGATGCTTATCTGGAGTGGGGCGAGAATCACCCCGCATGGTTCGCCAGGGTAGAGGGCGAATTCCCGGAACAGGGCGAGTACAACGTCGTCCCCCTGTCATGGATCGACAAAGCCCAGGATCGTTGGCAAGATACGGTCGTTACCGGTCAGCCTATCCTGGGCGTTGATGTGGCTCGTGGCGGCATGGACAAATCTGCCATAGCCGCCAGGGTTGATAACAAACTCATGAGCATCCAGACGTTTTCGGGTCTCGATACTCAAGAACTCGCTGGAGAGGTCATAAGGACTTACCGGGAGCTGGATGCCAGAATAGTCAACGTCGAGGAAGACGGCATAGGCGGCGGCGTAATAGATGAGCTGAAAAAGCACAAGGACATCAAGCGCAACGACGTGCGGGTTGGCTCAAAGTCTGATCAGCTCGACAAAAAGGGCAACCGGTTATATGGCAACCTCCGTGCAGAGTTATGGTGGACTCTACGAAAAGCGATGGACCCCAAAGGAGACGTCCTCCTCGCACTACCACCAGACGCTCGCGGCTTGGCGGCAGACCTCGCAGCACCCCGGTACTCTCTCAAGGGTGGCTACATCCAGATCGAGCCTAAAGAGGATACTAAAGCCAGACTACGCAGAAGCCCGGACGAGGCAGATGCCCTCATGCTCACTTTTGCGCCGCTTGGCAAGAAGCCCATGCCACGCCTGGCCCTGCCCAGAGCATCCCAGACAATAACTCCTGCCTGGAAGATAAGCAGCTACATGTAAACTAATCACCGAATTTATTGCAGATTTCAAAATTTTCCCCCGGTGTTTTTGAAAACGACCCAACAAACTGTAAACTTTCAGGTATATACATGCCATCCCTCTTATCGAGTGTCCGCACCAAGATAGCCAAAGCCATCCTACCGCAACCTCAGCGCCGTTACCCTGAGTATCGTCCCTCAGTCGGCCCCTCAGTAGGGCGGTCCGGTCTCAGGATGTTTTACCCTGGCTGGATCAGGGACGAAAGGCTCCTGGAACTGCAAGGCCGGAGAAAGTATCTCGTCTACAAAGAGATGGGCGACATGAACGGCTATTGTGCCGCCTCTCTTAATGCGTTCGCCATGTTCCTTCGCCGGGCTGACTGGCGAGTCGATCCCGTGTCTGATGACAACAAGACCAATGGGTCTGCGGAGTTCCTTGAAAGCTGCATGGATGACATGGAGCACTCCTGGAGGACATTCATAGCCATAGCGTCCCGGATGGTCCCGCAGCATGGGTTTTGTCCATTCGAGAAGTCGTTCAAAATTCGCTCAGGTGACAACGACGACCCCGCACTATCGAGCAAGTTCGACGACGGTAAGATAGGATGGAGCAGCTTCTCCGTCCGGGCTCCTGAGACGGTCTTTCATTGGGTCTGGTATCCGGAGAACCCCAATAGGCTCAGAGGCCTGGTCCAGCTCACCCCCCCAGACTACCCGCCAGACCTCTACATCCCAGTTGAAAAGCTCATAATCCTCCGAGCCGAGCCCGGCGAGGAGAACCCCGAAGGCAGATCAGTCCTGCGGTCCAGCTACAAGCCTTTCATGACGATCAAGTTCATGGAAGATGCCAGGAACGTCATCATCGAGCATGCCGGTACGGGCACACCTATGGCCACAGTCCCGCCAAACATCAGCAATCCTTATGTGGTGGACAAAGACACCGGGGAGGTCCTGTTGAATGAAGACGGCTCGCCTCAAGTCGATCTGGTAGCTCTGGACACTCTGAACAGCCTCAAGACAGTCCTGCAGAACATGAGGCTCAACGAGGAGCCTTACCTCATAGTCCCGGCTCAGTTCGATGAGAAAGGAAATAAGTTGTTTGACATTTCCTATCTGACCAACAACGGCGGGGCCATGATAGGCGACATCAACAACACGATTCACGAGGAGGGGCTGAAGATCCTCATGTCTACCATGACTGAGTTCCTGGCCCTCGGAACCAACGCTACAGGCGGCGGGTCGTTTGCCCTTTCCCGGGACAAGACGGACAACTTCAGCCTGGCCATAACGTCTTACCTCGATAGTTTCCAGGAGTCCATCAACTCCCAGGCAGTCAGACAGCTTTTCAGGCTCAACCCGGAGTTCGATGGCCTGGAAGTCCTGCCTAAGATTGTTCACGACCCCATAATACCGATCAACATCAACGAGGTTATGGCCGTCCTGGGTGGCTTCAAATCTCATGGTTGGGACCTCACCAAAGAGGCCAACGCAGAGGAGATCAAGAACGCCGTTATGGACGCCGTGGGGCTGCCGAAAGCTGCCCAGAAGGATGCACCGGACGATTCCGGAGAGACAAAACCTAAAGATGATTCTGATGTCAAGATCCCTGCCTGAAGGTATGACTGAAGAGGAATACATAGCACGCGGGGATGCAATGGCCCGCGGCAAAGCTCTTGTGGACGAGTGGGTTGAGCTAAAACGGCTCGGCCCGGAAGCTATGAGACATTGCTGACACATTCGCCGCCTAAACCGATATATTTAACTTACAGGAAGTGCACTACAATCGAAGCGACATGACTTATAAAGTCCATATTATCTCGGATTTTTCAAAGGATAAAAAGCGAAATACTGCTTTATGCAACGGGGCGCGGATTTTAACGCCAATACGAAATGACCAATTTTACCGTGAAGACTTCAGCTTAGATTGTGAAGAAGTTTGCTTATCATGTAGAAATTTGTATCTTAGCAATACCCCGCTGGTATTTGGTAAAATCGATAAGCGCAGAATCATTAAAAAAAGACCTGATAAACTCGACTCGATTTTATACAACCTACTTAAAGCTCGACGAATATTAACAAAACAATTTAATAATCGTCGTCATCGGCCTAAATACCATAAGCCCGCCGTTCCAAGAAGCTCTCCTGGAGATTATTTGCTTCAACACCCTGACTGTTATCTGGAAGAAGCTCGTGCCATGCTTATGGGCAAGCACTGGGAAGGCAAGAATCGATGTGTGAAATTGCCTGGCGATGATGGCGCGGATCGGACGACATGACACCAGGCCGACGCCAAAAGCCATGAGATACTGTTGAAGGGGGCGAAAGTCATGCCGTACATGTGCCCATTTACTCGCAGTAGTTGTACAGAGAAATGTCAGCTATGGGATTGTGGTGAAGAAGGTCTCTACAAACCCGGATGCGGATTGGTGCGCCGATCAGACAGAATGTTACCTCCTGCATACGCTTGTATCACAGATTATAGGAAAAAAATGAAATAATCAAGGGGCGCGCGAGAAAGCCTAAGCAGTTGCCTTTAGCTGAGGTAGAAGGGCGAACCTCAGAAGAGTTGATTCCTGGCTGAAGTCTTCAAGGGTGGATTGAACCCCGGACTCGTGTCTCTGGTAGGCTTTGAATCTCCACGGCTGAATCATATAGGTCTATATAGATTTTAGGTGATATAAATATTTATGGTCTGTTCACTACTATGTCGCCTTCAGAGTATTTTAGCCCGCCAATCTGGCTCATCCAATCCTTCTCGATAACGATATAGAAGAATCGCAGAAGGTCTTGACTGAACGAAACGAACTCCGCACCCTGCTTAAAGATCTCCTCGGAATTGGCAAATGCTGCGCTGGCATCGTCAACCATCCAGGGATCTAGCTTGAACTCGGTGGAGTGGGAATTTATGAGGGCCCGGATATAATCACAGGCCCGCTCGTCCAGCTTGTTTTGCTTGATCGCCGTCTTGACCCATTCGGCTTTGTATGTGGTGTCAGTCATTGCTTCACCTCCTATTCAGGGATTGCCCCCTAACATCTCTTGGACATCCACGAGCGTCAAATATTATGCCCATCAAATCAGGTTGAATCACAAAAGGTTCGTATGCTAGATCGGGCAAGAGTGCGGGAGAATCGTCCTTATCAAAGAGGATCTCGTTGCTTTTGGACACGTCAATTGCTTCGGTCAGCCCATCGCTCCGAGAAAACCGGACCTCGCTTACAGTCAATCCAGACATCTTGCCGACCTGGTTATATCGCACACAGGCCGCTAGTATCGCCTCTTTGGCGGCGGCGAGGTCATCTCCGTGCTGTGCAACTTTGAATACATAATCCGGGAACTGTGCTGCCAGCTCTCGCTCAATCTCCTGCCTAATGCTTGGCGTTCCTTTTGTGGCACGATACCTGGCGCGCATTTGATCAATGGCGGCATCAATTTCGCTAGGAAGGCTCATCGCTTCACCTCAGCCGCCAAGCACGCTGGCAATCGTTCATACGGCCAACTGTTATATTCCCCACTGCCCTTCAGCCGTTTATATCCGAAGGCGTTACAATAATGTCCGTCTTCATTATCCCTGAGATTACACGAGCCACACGTTTTATCCTCGCAGTCAATCTCAACTAATATCATTTTCTTGCTCATCGCTTCACCTCCAAGAATTAGATAAATTCCAGTGCATCCAGATATACAGAATAATACTCATCTTCATCAGAGCAATCAAATTTTACTTTAACAATCTCTGTGCCCGCTCCAATGTTGCTTAATAATTCGATTATGGTACCGTTGTGCGTTTTCCAAGAGCGGTCAATCAATCCACCTAACTTCCGAACTCGCATTCCTAAAAGCGTAGGGGTTTCATCCATCATCACTTCACCTCAATGCTGCCTTCAGAGTATCCGGCCCCGGATGGGTACGAGTGTAATGTCGCAGTACTGACAATAATACCCCTTCATTTGTTTTCAAGATGTCTGCCACACTCAGGACATGCACGCTTAATGTCGCTTTCAAAAAAATCACACATCATCTTTCACCTTCTTGTCTTTCTTAGGCTTCTCAAGATATTGCTTGCACATCGGACACGCCCTTGGCTTCTCGACGCGCGGCTGCCAGTCATAGCCGCAATGGGGGCAGATCATTCTTTTACCTCGTGTATATCCTCCTCATAAATGATCTTCTTTGGTTTTCTCGGTTCAATTATAACGATCTCACCGTCTGAGTAGCGTGCATATGATCCGTCACTTCCGAAGCAGAACGCGATTGCCATATCTCTTAATTATGATCATATTCCTATTAATAAGTTCCGGTGCTCTTCATGAACATTTCAGTTGACCAAATCCACATGCCGCGCGCCGAGTCCGGGGTATCTCAAGCTTATGGTGGTCCTATGCCAGTTCAACGATGCACTTTCGAGGGTAAACCTGCATGGCGCTACGGCGGCTCAGGCAAGCCCTATACGTTTAATGCAGACGACCCGGAGTCTGAAAAACGAGCAAAACAGAAAGCAATAGACCAGGGGTTAGCGATGACTAAAGGAACTCTCGATGATCTTAATAAAGACATTTTTGGATCTGAAGGCCCGAACGACCTAGACATTGCCCACACAAGGCTAATAGATGAGGCTCAGGGGGCTGCCTCATATCAGTCCGCTGCGGATCGTGCCACTGACCCGGATCTCAAGAAGCTTCTGCAAAAGCTCGCTTCGGACGAGCTGGGCCACACAAAAGAGCTTACTGACTATATTGAGTCTCATAGGCCAAAACCCTCAGAGGCGCAAAAGTCTGTGGCTGAAAAGAGTGCTGCAGGCCCGGTGAAGCGCATAGTAGTCCCCATTGCAAAAGTTATCGGTGATGTGGTTTACGGCGTGGTCGTCCATGCAAATAAGGTGGACCTACAAGGAGATATTATGTCTCCTGCAGATATCCGTAAAGCCATGCACCAGTTCATGGCAGAATCTAGGAAGATTAACAAAGACCACTCAGAGGACATAGACGCCTGTCCTGTCGAATGCTGGCAGGCCACAGAAAAAGGCTTTCTGGGCAGCTCCGAGTACGCCCCCGGCGACTGGCTAATGGGTACAAAAATATTAGATCCGAATGAGTTAGCAAAGGCCCGTGCCGGAGATTATAGATCTTACTCAATCGAGGGCTTTGGTGTGCGGGTGCCTACAGATTCTTAAATTCTTTTACTTGATGGCTACTTGATTATTTAGGTTTTTGACGTTGAGTGCTAAATGTCTACTTTTCATCATGATAGGCCACCGGATGGTGTTTATTCATGCCACAGCAGTTAACAAATTTTCGCGTTAACAAAGTATCCCTGGTCGAATGGGGGGCGAACGATGAGCCGATATCCTTCGAAAAGTCGGCTTCGTCTGGTAATGAAGTCCTAATTTTCACATCAGCTCAAACCAAAGGTGATGATTCCATGAAATTCATGAAAGAAGACGAGTCCTCGGAAGAGAAGAAAGACGAGGAGAAAAAAGAGGAAGAGAAAAAGGAAGAGGAGAAGAAAGAAGCCTCTGCCAAAACTCGCGTGAAGAAAGAAGACGAGTCCTCGGAAGAGAAGAAAGACGAGGAGAAAAAAGAGGAAGAGAAAAAGGAAGAGGAGAAGAAAGAAGCCTCTGCGCCTCCTGATTTCATCTCCAAGTCTGCCGTCGAGGCCATGATCACCAAGGCCGTAAGTGCTGCCGTTGGCCCGCTGGTCGAGAAAAACGCCGCTCTGGAGAAGTCTATCCAGATGGGCGTTTATGTCCAGAAGGCCGCTTCAGACATGCCTTCTCTGGGAGATCCTAAAGCAGTGGGGCCGATCCTCTACGAGATTGAGAAGTCCAACCTCCCCGCAGAGACCAAGACGCAGGTCCGGGATCTGCTGACCCGTGCAGATCGCCTGAACAAAGAGGCCATGCCGCTGCTCAGGAGAAGCATAGGCTACAACAACTCTGCCCTGGCTCCTGACGAATCCGCCACCAAGCAGATTGAAAAGCTTGCCAAGGAGTTCATCACCAAGTCGGGTAAGCCTATCGACCTCGCAATGGCCCGTGCAGAGATCCGCAAGCTCCATCCTGAACTCGCCAAAGCAGAACAGGACGAGTACAACTCCGGGGTGGTGTAGATGCCTCTCGCATATCATTACACCAGGCCTGTCTACACTGAAGAGGCCCAGCTCGGTTATCAAGGCTACTTCGTCTATCAGGTCAGCTATGTGCAGGGTCTCGGCGTCAAGGTCGCCAGGTGCGCCACAGGTGCCGAGAAAGCCATTGGAGTTATCCTGCGGGGTGGTGAGTACGCCGCCACTGGAGTCCCCCAGTCTCTCTCGATAGTCAAGCAGGGAGCCAGCATCCCGGTAATCGCCGGTGCAGGCGGTCTTGCAGTCGGTGATCTCGTTGCCCCTGCCGCAGGTGGTCGAGGTGTGGCTGTCACAGCAGACGGTGCAGGGTACAATGGCGTGTGCGTCAAGGCCGCCGATGAAGGCGATATCGCTTTGGTCGATGTTGAGCCATACGCTACAATCTCTGACCCCAGCTAAACTTTTTTAGGAGATGATAATTAATGGTAGATGTTTTACCAAGGTCGGCCATAATTCATAAGGCTGGACCGGATCTGGATGTTTCCCAGATTCACGTAGCCCGTGCTGAAACTGACTGGTCCCACGCCTACATGAACTCTCAGAATGCGTTCGTGGCCAGACAGTGGATGCCCATATTCCCGGCAAGCCAGATCACCGGATATGTTTACAGGTGGAGAAAGGATACCTACTTCAGACGGTGGGCCGCAAAGTGGCAGCCCGGCACCTCTCCTGAGCAGGCCAGGATGAGCCTCGATGACAGGCTGTTCTATCAGCTCGACTGGACTGCCGTGCAGTACCCGTTGCCTTCTCACCTGATGGGCGTATCTGACCCAGGCATTAACCTGGACCAGGCAAGCACCGCTCTCGTCACCAATACCCTGTTGCTTGAGCAGGAGTACGTCATAAGCCAGGCATTCTTCAAGGCCGGCGTGTGGGGACTCGACTATACCGGAGTGGACACTCCTGCGGAGGTTAGTGCCGCATCCAAGACGTTCCTCCAGTTTGATCAGCCCGGCAGCACCCCCAGAGAGATCTTCAAAGCCCTCAAGATCGTCCTCGACAGGACTTCGATGGAGCCTAATCTCTGCGTCATGAGCAAACCAGTCTTTGAGACACTGAGAATTCATCCCCAACTCCTCAACTGGTTCGCAAGCTACGCAACTCCTGGGGTTGCCCTTTCGGAGCTGTCTGAGGAGCTGGTGGCCCGTGCCCTTGGTCTGCCCAAGATCGTCGTAGCTGGTGCCAAGTACGCCACGTCCGACGAAGGCGCCGCCAGAGATGACATCACCCTGGACTACATATTCGATGATCAGGGTATCTGGCTGGGTCACATCGACACACCCGGCCTGATGAGTGCCAATTCCGGTATGCTCATCAGCCAGAACTTCGATCAGTCCGTTCCTGGTGGTGTGGACCTGGCCCTTGAAAGAGTCCCGGACCTCGAAAAGCATGTTGAGCTAATTCAGGGCTTCCAATGCTACCAGCCGCTAATGGTTGGCAAGGATCTGGGCCTCTTCATGGCAAGCACTATCAGCGCCGAAGCCGCCGCAGGCACCGCCTATTAGGCTCTGCCTTCTAAACCTTTTTTGGAAGGTGATATAGAAGATGATCGAAAGACCTGATTATATGCTTCACAACACCCCCGGAGGCATGGCGGGCGTTTATAACCTCATGGTCCTGGGGCGGCTGAAGGCTGGGACGCTGTACCTGCAAAACTCTGCAGGTGAGTATGTTGAAATCACCGCAACCCCGGAACAGCTCAATGCACTGGGTGAGCGTATCCTGGTGGCCAATAAGACAGGTAGCTCAATCACCGCAGGCTCGTTGGTCTACGTGAACGGCTATGATGCCACCCTGGACTGCCCGACAATTGCACTGGCTGACGCTAACGCCCAGAAGCCAACTCAGTACGTGGTGCCTGTAGCCATCGCAAACAACGCAAGCGGCTACGTCGAGGCCGAGTACACCATCACGGGCCTGAACACCAACAGCGCCTCGGCTGTGGGAGATCCTGTTTATCTCTCAGAGACTCCGGGCGGCTGGACTCTCGTAGCGCCTACGGCGGCTGATAGTATCGTGCAGCCTATAGGTGTGGTGAAAGTCAAGAGTGCCACAGTAGGGGCCATACGGTTCTTCCCCGGAAAGTCGTTCATATCCTCGTTAGGGACCTCAAACCTTCAAAACCTGAGCGTGTCCCTGGCAAAGGTTGAGGCCCCGCTCACAAAAGGCATCACCACCGTCCCGATGAGCTTTGAATCAGGAGAGCAGGCTGCAGTCAAGGTCTACTTCCCATTCAAAGTCACGATAAACAAGATTCGTGGGATTGTGACCAAGGTCATAGGGGGAACTGATGACGGCACCATCACGGGAGCTAATGCAACTGGCAACAGTGCATCAGGCGTGGTTACTGCCGTGGCCTCTGATGCAATCAACACCGAGTACAGCGTCAGCCCCACCACGAACAACGTGGTTGAAGCAGACAGCTATTACAAGCTCACTGCGGCAAAAAGCACCGCGGGCGGCAAGGTGCTGATAACCGTTGAGTGGACCCGCACAGCATAAGCCGGCACCAATCCGGCTGATAATCTTTTTTGATAATAACTTTTGAGGTTCGCATGACCGTTACCGAGCAGGATATCAGGGACGCGATTAACATCCCGGAGGCGTCTGAGTTATCGAGCGCCGTCATTCTAAGCGCCATTTCAAGGGCTACGGGATATATTACAGTCCTTCAAGAGAGATACGCCGCCCCGGCAGCGTTCTTTGTGCCCTGCGAGCAGGCTTATGCAAATTACCTGGCCTATCAGGCCTATGCAGATCGTGTCCTCAACGTCCCGCCCGGTGCATACTCGGAGGGTCAATGGACTCCGATAGCTGAGGAGATTGTCAGGTCAACAGGTGACAAACTCCAGGGGCTCAGGCAGGTCTATGAGGACTACGAGAAAATAATAAAATCCTACCCGGCGAGGCCCACGGGAACGTTTCACTCAAACACTTCTCTGAGACCTCCGAGGTTCCGATTAGGACAATATGATTATGATTGTATGGGGATGGTTCCGCCCATGTGAGGAGTGACTGTGGCAGATGACATCGTTTACAAGATGGTCCGACTTCGAGACGCCAATCCGACTATAAACCCTGGATGGATGGCACTGGATCGCTGGTTAGCTGAAGTCGCAAAGGCGCACGGCGATCTTGACCGCCTCGTTAGAACGGACATTTTTGATTTGGAGAATAACTATTCTGGGGACTTTATCAACATTACAGAGGAGGAATATAACAGCATGGATATAATTTCAGGTATCATTATTGATCGCCCCACCTGGGACGCTTTTCTGACAAGCATCAATAGCTATGCAGATGTTCCGGTGCATTGGCCAAACGAAACCTCTGTGGAGAAGACCAACTGGCCATGCGAAAAGCTAGGCACCAAATCACTCTACTTCACTGCCACGGAGGAAGATCTCTTAGTAACCATCCTGGGCAGCCTGGACGGGGGGCTCACATTCCCCATAACGGCAGAGTCCGAGTTCGCTGTAGATGTCGGCAGCCCTGTTCTGAAGCCGATCAGCAACTTCTACCATGCACTGAAGATCCAGGTCAAACCCGCTGTTGACGATGCACACGGCACGCTCAAAGTATCTGGTGGCGGTACATCCATCCCAGGGATGTCTGATGTAGAGGTCACGGCTCTGCTGGATAAAACCGGATTGGCGACACAGACCACACTTGCGGCCATCCTGGCTAAGCTCATCACCGCACCATCAACTGAGGCCAAGCAGGACACCATCAAGACGGCGATCGATGCCATCACGACCAAGCTCTCGGCAGATCCAGCTACCCAGACCACATTAGCGGCCATCCTGGCTAAGCTCATAGCCGCCCCTGCGACAGAGGCGGGACAACAACCTCCAGCGACCACAGTCACGCATGACAGCATTGCGCTTACTGCCGCTAATACAGAGTACAGTCTGGTAATTCCTACAGGCTGCAAAAAATTAACATTCCGGACGGTGCAGGCGGATGGCAAGACCCCGGGAGACGATCTGCTGTATGCATTTGTCACTGGAAAGGTGGATCATCCGACGCTATACGAGCATATGCTACTCGATGGCGGGGCCGTCTACTCCGAGAGTAACCTCAGCTTGTCTAGCAAAACGCTATACGTAGCTGGTATAACCGCTGGCGACATTGTGCTCCTGGAGATGTGGTCGTAATGGCACCCGGACTTAGCCCTCGGATGTTCATTCGGAAGGGCAAAATAATTAAGACAGTTATTGCTGATGGCAGCGGGGATCACAAAACGCTTTCTGCCGCGCTCGCTGCGATAACTGACGCGAGCGCGAGTAAGCCGTATGGCATCTTGGTTTTTGGAAAAATAGCTGACACCGTTCAATCGGTGGCAAAAGAATACGTAGATGTATTCGGAATTGATGCAGATATTACATCTACTTTAGTCAACGACGCTGCCGTGTTGTTTTCAGGAGTTGGAAATACCAGGTGGCAGAATCTAATATTTAGGCGTTCTGGAACGCCAACGACAGGAAGTCTGCATCCCGTTGTACTATTCACGGGCAATGGGTGCAATACCACCTGTATTGTCCGGGATTGTAGATTTTTGAATGAAGTTAATGCAAACTTTTTTGGCTTATGTGGGGGAGATGTCGCCGAGTCAGCCTCGCCAATAATAGATAGATGCACATTTTCGGGCGGAGTGTCTGGTTATGCCTATGGTCACAACAACGGCCTAAATATAACGGACGCGAATACCGCGCCTTTAGTCAAAAATTCTAGATGCATTGGCGGTACATCGACTGGAGCAGATTATGGGTGTGAAATAATGTTTTCTGCCAGTCCTAGACTAGAAAATAACACGTATGTTGGAGGATCTGGTGCGTCCGGACAAAATCGCGCGCTGGTCATCGCGCATGGCACATCACATTCAGCTGAGCCTATCATCATGGGCGGAATTGCCATTGGCGGATCATATAGCAACGGTGACGGCCTTCAGGTTCGCGATGACTCTGCGCCGGTGATAATCGGTCTGACAGCGAAACCGGGCACTGGCGCGCAAACTTCGTCAGTTGGGGCTTCGATATCATATGGCGCGTATCCGACTATAATCGGCGGGTACTACGAAGGAAGTGAGGGTGTTTTTTCGGGCTCACACGGCGTACTGGTAAATTATGGCGCAGCTCCAACATTTCGCGGTAGCGTGATAAGATCCGGAAAGTACGGAGATGGGGTGTATATTGTATCTCCAGGGTCTATGCCAAGATTTTTCAATTGTACAATTCGCCAATATGGGATATATGCTGATTGTCATGCCGTGAATGTGGCCAGTGGTGGAGCGATATTTGATGGGTGCCAGATGGCGCCGTCGATTATGCAAGCGCCTATCACCACACCTTATGATAATCAGATGTGGACTAATGCCGATAACGGCAGATTCCGTCCGTTGGCAAGCTATCCATATCAGATTATTTCAATGGCGATTGGTATCGATGTTGGGTATGTTGGTCAGACCTTTGACCTGGGCACCACTGCCGGAGATGACGATATACTAGCTGATATAGATTTAGGTGCTACCGGAAACTATGAATTACCGATCAACCTGGCCGTGGCCCAGATAGTCGCAAGTGGATATATCTACGGAACCCCATCTGGCACCGTTCTCGATAATCACATCGGATTCAAGTATTCGTATTGTAGAAATCAAACTAACAATTGTGGCGTGTATCTCAATAGCAACGGATCAATACAGATCCGAAATTCTACCATTTTAGCGGCAGGCGCATCTGATGCTCTGTATATAGGGGCCAATGCAATCGCATCGCCGAACTATAGGATCGAACGGTGCACGATTGAAAATTTCAATCCCGCTGCCAATGCCATTAATGCCGCCTCGGAGATATCTAATGCTCCGATATATCAATCGACATTCCGGGGATTGCAAACGAATATCGCAAGTTGCCTAGCGGGGACTGCAGTAGGGACAAATATATCTCTATAAGATCATCGCCCCATGAATGCGAGACCGTAAGCTCGCCCGAGGGCCACACGAATAGGTGAGTAAACATGGTAAATCTAAAATGTGCCGGTTGGGCAAATGTGGTTCGACCGCCGCCCGCTCGACATTTGTCGAAACCGAGATGATCTTATGACTGACATTGCTGCATTTTCCTCCAGTTATATAGTATCTGATGCTGAGCTAGAAACCCTGATCGGCGCCGACAAGCGAGCGTCAGCCGTGGCCCTGAAGGCGGCAATAGCGGCAGACCAGCCGTGGTACTGTGCTGAAGCTACCGGGCACATAGATACATTGCCTCTCCGGGTCCAACGCTATGAGCTGCCATATACTGCCAGATACATGGCTACCAATAAATATTATTGTTAAGAGGTGA